AGAAATAGGGCAAGCAAGAACTGTGCCGCATAAAGAGCTTTTCGCTTCTTTTCGCGACGTTTTGCCGCACTGGTCCGGGTTTTTCTGAGATTATATGGCGGGCGGAGATAAATCGGCAGCGGCGCAAGTGCTTGAACTAGCAGCGGAAAACAGTGGTCGAATGTGGGAAATCCAGAAACGGGTTGTTTATTGGCTGGGTTTTTCGCGCCGAAAAATAATCGAGCAAAAACAAGAGATTAGGGAGAAAGGTTCCGGGATCGGAATTTATACCTCTTTTCTAGGATATTGGAAGGAGAGATAGAGAAGAAGAAGGATATAATAGGGGAGGCTATGGAAATTGGACTGAAAAATCGATCCCGGAACCTTTTGCTTGGAGTGCGCTTGAATGGCGAAACCTGAAACTGAATTTAAGACTGCCTTGCGCGATGCTTGGAAGGCGTATGGCGGATGGAGCGAGGCCTATGAGCCGGCGCGCGGCAGCGGCATTGGTTATCCTGATGTGCAGTTTTTGGACACCGGGCGGCTGGTGCCGGCTGAGTTGAAGATTGGTCGGTTGTTGGGCGCGTTCTTGTTCTCGGATGATATCCGGCCGGCGCAAGTGAAGTGGCATTGGGATTTGCGGCGACATGGTGGCCACTCCTGTTTGTTGGTCGGTGTGCGCGAGGGCGGGAATTGGGCGTTGTATGCCTATGCTGGCCGTTTGGCGGACTGGCGCGCTGGATGGAGGATCGGCGCTGATGCGCTGTGCTTGGGCTGGGTTAGCGACCCGAAGACGATGGCAGCTTTGTCGGACTATCTGCGGCGCTTGCCAAGTATGGGCTGAGCCTGCGATAAAGGCGCTCCCTCGATATTTTTATGGACGATCAATCGCAGATGGCCAGAGCAAATTCAAAAATGGGCGCCAAGCCATCGCCAGAAGGCGCGGCCCATGAGTTCATTGAGCGTTTGCGCCCACAAGCCGGCAGGCCATCGCTTTATCGTGATGAATATTGCGAAGAAGTCGTGAATGTCATGCGCGCTGGCTTCAGCCTGACCGCGTTTGCTGGCATCATCGGTGTTACCCCAATGACGGTCACGAATTGGCGCAAGGAACATCCGGAGTTCGATGAGGCCTGCGAAGTGGCGAAGGCCGCTCGCGTTGTCCACTGGGAAGAAGCCTCCATCCAGACTGGGCGCGGAGGCGGTGGGCCCGGCAGTGCCACCATGGTTCAATTCGCTTTGCGCAACATCAGCGCTCACGAATATCCCGACAAGCAGCGGGTGGAGAATACCGGCGCTGACGGCAAGCCGATGGAGCACAATGTCACCATGGTGCGCCGGAAGATCATTCGCCCCGGCGATGTCGTGGCGGAGCAGGATGCTGATGAGGCGGGCGAGGAATAATAGTCCATGCTGTCTGATGATGGCGCGCTCGACATTCTGACACCGGAAGTCTTCGAGCCATTCCTTGAGCCGGCGCGATACAAAGGCGCCCATGGTGGGCGTGGCTCAGGAAAGTCCCACTTCTTTGCCGAACTGCTCATTGAGCTTGCGATCCTCTGGCCTAGCATGCATGGCACTGGTCTCCGGGCGGTGTGCATTCGTGAAGTCCAGAAGTCGCTGGAGCAATCGGTCAAGCGACTGCTTGAAGATAAAATCGCCAAGTTGGGCGTTGGGCATAAGTTCGAAATCCTGAAGGCGGAAATCCGCTGCCCCGGCGATGGCTTGATCATCTTCCAAGGGATGCAGAACCACACAGCTGACTCGATCAAGTCGCTGGAAGGCTATGACATTGCTTGGGTGGAAGAAGCGCAGACAATGAGCCAGCACTCGCTGGACTTGCTGCGCCCGACGATCCGCAAGGAATACGCGGACGGCACAACCTCCGAAATCTGGTTTAGCTGGAACCCACGCTTTGAGGATGATCCGGTGGATGAGTTCCTGCGCAAGTATGCGCCGGCCAACTCCATCGTGCGCGAAGTTAATTACATCCACAACCCCTTCTTCCCGAAGGTGCTGAAGGATGACCTCGAATACGACAAGCGCCGCGATCCAGATCGCTATGGCCACATCTGGCTAGGCGGCTATCAGAAGTCCAGCGAAGCGCGCGTGTTCAAGAATTGGACAATCGCGGATGGCTTCCTTGTGCCGCCTCCGGGAACCATCTTCTACCACGGCGCTGACTGGGGCTTTTCGGTCGACCCTTCCATTCTGGTGCGCTGCTGGATTGAAGATAGGACGCTCTACATTGGCGCGGAGGCCTATGAGGTTGGTTGCGAAATCGACCACACGCCGCAGTTGTGGAATAAAATCCCCGGCGCGAAGAAGTGGCGCATTGTCGCTGACAGTAGCGATCCGCAAAACATCAGCTACATGCGTCGGCAGGGTTTTAATGTTGTGCCCTCGATCAAAGGGCCAAACTCAGTTGAGCAAGGCGTGGAGTTCCTGAAGGGATATGACATCGTCATTGACCCCCGTTGCGTCCACACTATCGATGAGTTTACCTTCTACAGCTACAAGGTGGACCCTCGCACCCAAAAGGTCACTAGCGTTCTTGAAGACAAAAAGAACCATGTTATCGATGCGATCCGCTATGCTATCGAGGAAGTCCGCAACGCTGCGCCAATGGCATCTGTTGGCACATTTGGAAGGCGCTAAGAATGGCCGAAAAAGAGTTTGACCCCTCCACCCCATCATCGGTCTATACCGCCATGATTGCTGAGTGGCAGTTGGTCCGCGATATCCGCGCCGGAGCCGCAGCGATCCGCGCCGCAGGTCAGACCTATCTGCCCAAATTCGAAGATGAGGATGACGACGAATACACCAAGCGCCTTGCCGTCGCGCCATTCACCGCGCTGTATGAGGACAGCACACGAACGCTGGTCAGCAAGCCCTTTAGCAAGGAAGTGAAGCTCCAAGGCGAAGTTCCCCAAGACCTTCGCGACTGGTGCGAAAACATCGACCTTGCCGGCAACAACCTGCATGTGTATGCCTCCAACACCTTTGGGGAAGCGATCCACATGGGCGGCTGCTACATCCTCGTGGACATGCCGCGCCCGAACCAAGCGCCAGCCAACCTTGCCCAAGAGCGCGCGGCCGGCCTGCGGCCATTCTTCCGGAATATCCATTTTGACGACATGCTGGCGATCTATGACGGTGTGCGCAATGGCAAAACCTACATCCGCCAAATCCGCTTCCGTGACAACTCGCTGGAGCTAGACGATCTGGAGGAGAAGCTGGTGGAGCGCATCCGGGTCATTGACGATCTGGGCGAAGGCGACACGCCATGGCTGGAGCAACGGGTGTTTGAAAAGGGCAGCGAAGGCTGGTTCCTCAACACTGATCTGTCTGGCACCATCGGCGCTCCGAAGATCACCGAAATTCCACTGGTGCCACTGTTGTTCGGCCTGCCGGTCAATGGGCGCTTTGGCGTCAAGCCGACGATGGCCGATCTTGCCCACAAGCAGATTGAACACTATCGGCACTCCAACCGCCTTGACAACGCGCTGGAGTTCACCGGCTTTTCGCCATTGCAGGCGAAGGGCATGGCTCCACCGATGGAGAAGGATGACGCGGGCAATATGGTCGCCATGCGGCTCAGGATCGGCCAGAAGACCATCCTGTTTGCGCCTCCGGGCCAAGCCGGCGATAGGCCGGAATGGGATTGGCTGAAGACTGACTCAGCCGGCATCAACCAGCTTCGTGAACACAAGAAGGATTTGGAAGCCGAAATGCGTATGCTTGGCCTCCAGCCGATCATGCCGCAGGGCGGCATCCAGAACATGGCCGCCACGACTTCGAGCATCAACGCTGCCCGCACCCACAGCGCCGTGCAAGCGTGGGCGCTGAAGCTCAAGGACGCCATTGAGCTTGCCTTTGTGTATGCCGCTCGCTGGCGGAACCTGCCGGAGACGGCTGAGGCCTTCGTCCACACTGATTTCTCCTCCGAAGTGCTCAAGGACGCTGATGAAAAGCTCCTGCTGGAAATGGTGTTGGCTGGCCTGATCACCCGCGAAACATTCTATGACGAAATGCAGCGCCGCGACATCCTTGGGCCGCAGTTCGACAAGACTGAGGAGCCGGATAAGCTCGAAGCCGAAGGCCTAGGGCTGGCCAACGCTGGCCTGCCGGCTCCGGGCGAAGATGGCCCAACTGAGGGCGAGCAGGCGTCTGGCGGAGGCGCTGGCCAATGAGCGACGTCATAAGCCTCGCTGATCGCCGGCCGCCAGTTTGCTACACTGTCCGGATCGTCCACCGCTGGGATGACAGCCTAGAGGTTTTGGTGGAGGATATTGCCAGCGATGAGCGAAGCCGCGCGAGCGCTGCCGATGCCATGCGCCGGGCCGCTGACCTTATCGAACATGGATCGCCGGAAGATGTCAAGCGTTGACGAAGTCGCCCTAGTCGCATTCAACGCCGCTCAACAAATGGCGGTTGACGAGAATGACCGCGTCTGGTTTGTCGATTGCTGGCTGGATGACGAAGGCGACGAAATCATCGACCGCTGGGCCAACCCCGATCAACCGCTGGGCGACACCACGCCGAATGTCAATTGGGAGGCTTGGGAGTTTGTCGAGGCGGTCACGGCATATTCTGACTTTCCCGAAGGCCGCAAATGGACTACCTTCAGGCCAGATGACTTCGAACGCTCCGCCGAAGGGATAGTCAACTGACCATGGCCGCTTCAGCCGCCAAGCTCCGCGACCTGACCATTCTGCATCACATCGGGCTCACCCGATATTCGCGACCTGTCATTAATCGCATCTTGAAGGCCTTGCGCGAGACACAGGCCGATATCGAGGCCTTGCTGACCGAACGCTTGGCGGTGGTCGAGAACAGCGCCCGCGATCCGCGCTCGCTCCGCCTCAATGCCCTGCTTGAGCAGGTGCGGCGCACCCAGACCGAAGCCCATGCCGCGATCCGCGCGAGGCTCGAAACCGACATTGATGAAATGATCGAGGAGGAGGCTGATTGGGCCGCTGGCTTCTCCAAGATCGCCATCGGCGCTGACGCCAATCTTGCAACTGTCAGCGCTGCCCAGCTGCGCGCTGCGGTAATGGCCTTCCCATTCCAAGGCCTTCACCTTCGCGAGTGGATGGACAAATTCGAGGACGGCGACAAGCAGCGCATGCGCGGCCAAATCATGATGGGGTATCTGGAAGGCGAAAGCGTTCCGCAGATTATGCGCCGCATTCGCATCATTGCGCCAGTGTCGCAACGCGGCGCGGAAATGATGGTTCGCACCAGCCTGACGCATATCAACAGCCGCGCCGTGCGCGAGAACATTGACGCCAACCCCGATCTGTTCCCCAAATATCAGTGGGTGAGCGTTCTGGACAACCGAACCACCCCGATCTGTCGGGCACATGCGGGCAAGGTCTTCGCTCGCACAAATGGCCCAATTCCTCCGGCCCACCCCAATTGCCGTTCCACCATCTTTCCCTTAGTGAAGGGAGTTGCGCCGGCAGAAGATATGGGGTTTGACACGTGGCTGAATGAGCAGGACGCTGAGACCCAGCGCGATGTTCTGGGCGCTTCGAGGTTCAAGCTCTGGTCGGAGGGGAAAATGACGCTAGACCGCTTTGTGGATGGCAATCAAACCCTTACCCTCGAACAACTGCGCAAGCGCGATGCGGCAGCATTTCAGAAGGCGGGTTTGTAGGATGAATATTATTGGCGCTATCATGGTGGTTGGCTCCTTCGCGGCGCTGGGCCATTCGCTCTGGGCCTCGATCCGGGAAGGCGAGAAGTTGGGCGCGCTCATCCGAGACAATTGGTGGGACATCATCTTGTTCGGCTCGATTGCCATGGCCGGCGCTGGACTTATCGTGGGTGACGCGCTGATCTAGCTTGCCTCCGGGCGCTCCTGCCCTTTTGCTAGGATCATGGAAGAAGCGAATCCCCCATCACGCTTCCGGGTCATCGAAGGCGGAACGCCTCCCAAGCCGGCAAAGCCCAAGCGCGCTCCGAAGCCTGCCCTCGCTGGCCGGCTGCATGTCTGCCCTCACTGCAACATCAGCGCCTTGGTCAAGCTCCGCCTTGGCGCGCTCGATGTCGCCGGCAAACTCAGGGGTGGCGCTGACCACATGTGCTGCGCTCGCTGCCTTCGCCCTTTTTATCAGGTCAGATCATATGATTAAGCCACTCCGCTGGCACATGCCGCCTTTGTTCACATGCATGAAGTTCGCCTTTTGCCCCACTGAGGAAGTCTGGGAGGCGGAGCGCGAGAAGGTGAAGAAGGCCGACACCCTCGACATTGGCGAATATCCTCAGACCAATGGCATGTGCGTTTCTTGGCGCTCCAAGGGCGGTGTGCTGCATGTGCTCATTACGCTAGATGATGAATTAGACAGCGATCCAGTCGAGTTGATTTCGGTCATCGCTCATGAATGCTATCATTTGGCCTGCCACACTTTGCGGGCCGCTTCGGAGGAGGAGCCGGGTGAGGAGACTGTTGCCTATCTGGTGGGGGATTTGGTCAAAACGATCTGGGAAGATTATTGCCTCACGCGTGGCAAAGCCAAATTCCCCGGAGTGGCCGAAAAATAGGCGGTTGCCAACTCGCTAAACAATCAGCTATCTCGGAAGTCTAGCCAGTCGCGAGACGCGGCCGGCAGCTAACGCGGTGAGACGCCGCAATTCAAAGCGAGACGCTGAGATGTTTGATTTTGACCTGATCCTTGACAACCTCGACAACGTGCCGGATGAATTCAAGGGCCTTTACACGGCCGGCGATGACGGCAAGTTCAACCTCGCGCCGGCTCTGGCTGAAAAGCTCAAGGCAGGTGGCGGCGCACACACTGCGCTCGCCAAGGAGCGCAAGGACAAGGCCAACCTCGAAAAGATCGTGAAGGCTTTCCGCACCGCCGCTGGTGTCGAGACGCCTGAAGAACTCACTGAGCGCATCACCACCCTCGAAGATCAGGCCAACAAGGCTTCTGGCGCCGATGAGCGGGTGGCCAATGTCAAGAAAGACCTTGAAGACACCTATCAGGGCCAGATCACGACCCTGACCACAACCCTCGCCAATGAGCGCGCCGACAGTGACCGGGATTTCCGTGACCGCAATGTCATGGATGCAATCTCCGCCGCAGAGGCGATCCCCGAAGCCCTGCGGCCGATCCTGCGCGAGCGGGTTTCGACTGTGCGCAGCGATGACAACAAGCGCTCGCTTGTCATCAAGGACGAAAATGGTGAAGAAGTGCTGGACGGCCACGGCAACCCGATCACGCTGAAGGCGTATGTCGAGAAGCTCAAGGCTGACGAAAAGTACGGCTTTGCCTTCAAGCCCTCCGGCGCTCTGGGCGCTGGCGCCGGCAACGGCAATGGCAACAACAAGAACATTGGAGGGGTCAATCCCTTCAAGAAGGAAACCCAGAACCTCACTGAAGCGCAAAAGCTGATCGCGTCCAATCCGGAACGCGCTCGCGCTCTTGCGCAACAGGCAGGCTATCCAGTAACTTGGTGATAACCGGGCAATACGCGCGGTCATCGCCAAAGCATTCATAGGAGAAACTACCAGCTATGGCCACCACCCGCCTTTCGGACATCATCTACGGGCCGCTGTTCCTGCCCCGTGTGATCGCGCGTATTGCCGAACTGTCCACCATCCGCAATTCCGGCATCGTCTCGCTTGACGAGCAAATCCAGGAATTTGCCAATGGACCCGGCAATGAAATCATCATGCCGTTCTGGAACGACCTGAGCGGAGCTTCCAACGTCTCGACCGACGATCCGGCGCAGAACGCCACGCCCAACAAGCTGACCATGGGTCAGGATCAGGGCCGGAAAATCCGCCGCAACAATGGCTGGCAGTCTGCCAACCTCGTGTCGTCGCTGCTGGCGGAAGACCCGCTGGAAGCCGTTGCCACCCTGATCGCGTCCTATTGGGATCGTGAAGAACAGACCGTTCTTATCCAGTCGCTCATCGGCATCTTCGCCAGCGCCGGCATGGCCGGCAACGTGCTGGATGTCGCCTCTGAAGACGCGGCCAGCCCGGTCAAGTTTGACGCTGCTGTTGCCGCCGACGCCTATGCCCTTCAGGGCGACATGGGCGGTCAGCTGACCGGCATCATGATGCATTCGCGTGTCTTCTGGAACCTGCATGCTGCCCGCGCCATCGAGTATGGCAAGGACCCAGTCACCGGCCTGGATTTCCAGCGCTGGGATGGCAAGGCGGTATTCGTCAATGACAAGTGCCCCAACCGTGCCGGCACGACCTCTGGCCGCGTGTACACCAGCTACCTGTTTGGTAACGGCGCCATCGGCTATGCCGAAGCGACCGGCGCAGGCGGGCCGAAGCGCCCGGTGGAACTGGACAGCAAGCCCGAAGCTGGTAACGGTGAAGGCGTCGAAACCGTCTGGTATCGTCGCCACTGGGTCATGCATCCGCGTGGTGTGAAGTTCGATCCGACGCTGGCCGGCGAAAGCGCCACCAACGCCGAACTGGCCGATGGCGCCAACTGGAGCCGCGTCTATGACCCCAAGACCATCCGAATGGTCGCGGTGGAGACCAACGGCTAAGTTCGGCCGCTAGAACGCCATCGAGCGCTGGAGGGAGCGCCCCTTGGCTAAGGGCGGCTGGGAAGCGATGGGCCCAGCCGCCCGTTTTGTAAATAATGAACTCTGAAGGAGAGTTTCAGAAAATGTCGAAGACCGAACTCAAGTCCAGCACCAGCCACACTCAGGCTCCGCTGAAGCTCGAAGACCTTGATGGTGCCACGCTCGAAGCGCTGGCCCGCAAGAGTGATGCCAAGGCCAACTTCTTCGCCGGCCGGCCGAACAACCAGAAGGAAGCGCAGGCAGCGGCTGACGAAGCCAAGCGCATCCACGCCGAAATCGACAAGCGCGCTGGCCGCTTCTCCGATGTCGTGGACCCGGAAGGCACCGCACCGACGCTGGCCGATGGGCTGGGCAACTTTGCCGACGATCCGGAACAGGCCAATGCTGGCGGCATCGGCATCAAGGACAGCAATTCGCAGTCGCCGGAAGCCACTGCGCAGGAAATCGCTGACCTGAATGCCAAGCTGGCCGCCGCCAATGCCGAACTCGAAAAGCTCCGCGCTGGTCAGCCCGGCACCGGCTCCGCCGCTCCGGCCAATACTCAGCAGGCTCCGACTGCCGCTGTTGCCGCCGCGACTGCCGCCAAGCCTAGCGCCGCTCCGGCAGCGCCGGCCAAGACGACCACTACCGCTCCGGCAGCGCCGGCCAAGACGACCACTACCGCTCCGGCCAAGACGACCACTACCCCGGCCAAGGGTTCCTAAGCTCCAATTCCGGAGCGAAGGTAAACATGGGGCTGGCCAATTGGCTGGCCCCTTTTCACAAGAGGGAATGAAATATGATTACGCCCGGAATTGCCCGACGCATTGCCGCCGCTGCCGCTGCTGACAAGCATGATGATGGCGCCGAACTTCCGACCTATACCGTGGCCCAGTTGCCAGCCGCATCCGCCGCTAATGATGGCCAGCTTGTCCGTTGCTCCAATGGCGCTGCCGGTCAGCCTTGCCTCGCGCTCAGCGACGGTGCAAACTGGCTCCGCGTTACCTTGGGCGCTGCCGTCGCCACTGCCTAACCTTCGGAGCCATCATGCCATATGCGACCGCTGACGATATCGTTGACCTTCATGGCCAGCAGTTTCTGAATGACCTTGCGGATCGCAACCAAGATGGCGCTCCCGACGCTGATGTTGTCGAGAGTGCCATTCGCGCCGCTGACGCTGAGATCAATACCTATCTCGCGATGCGGTATCAGACGCCATTGACATACAACCCCATCCCGGATGTGGTGCGGATTGCATCGGTGGAAATCGCATCCTATCGGCTCGCCTCGAATGGCTTGAGCTTGACTGAGGATATCCGCACACGATATGAAGACATGATCAAGCTGCTGACCCAGATCGCGACTGGTAAGGCTGGCTTGGGCGTCCCAGATGATCACATCGACGTTCCGAGTGACGAAGTTTACCGGCCGCCAGTGCCATTCATCGGCCGTAACTACAGGTAACGCCAGATGGCTGTTTCCATCAACATTCGGGTGGACGCGGAGCAAGCGGCAGCGGCGCTGAATGCCTTCGCCATGGCTGGCACCTATCCATTGATGAAGACGATTGGCACTCTTGTTGAAGGCCAAACCAAGCGCCGCATTGCGGTGGAGAAGCGATCCCCAGATGGCGCGCCTTGGGCTCCGCTAAAGCCCAGCACGATTGCCAACCGACGCAAGCGCTCTAGCTCTATCCTGACCGATACGGGCCGGCTGTTGGGCTCGATTTCGCACACTGCCACTTCCCGGCAGGCGATCATTGGGACCAATGTGGAATATGCCGGTTTCCACCAGAGCGGAACGCGCAAGATGGTGGCCCGGCCGTTCATGGGCGTATCGCCTGCGAACATGGTCGAGATCAAGGCAGCGGTAAACGCTTGGGTTGAAGGATTGCTTGGATGAGCGACGATAACGGCAAATTCTATGAATTGATGGAGGCCATCCAGACCTATCTCACGGCCCAGCTGCCTCCGCCGATCCTCCAGCGTATCGAGATTTATGAAGGCGTCTATGACGCGGATGGCGTTATGCGTCTCGTGACCAGCGAAGGCGTTGCCCATCTGGCCTTCTTGGGCGTCAACAACATCGATGAGTTGGCCGGTGGGCCAGCAAACCTCCATGCCTCCTTCGCGGTCTATATCGCTTCTTCCGGCGTGGCGCGTGTCCGCAAGGCGCTCAACCGCCTCGAAGCCATCGCCATCAAGATGATCGGAGTTGGCCACAATGGCCTAGACCTAGGTGTGACATATGTTGGCCAGCCAGTCATCGGCTCCATCGAAAATCTCTACAGCAAGCCAGCCGGCCAGAATGGGGTGGTCATTTATGGCCTGAGCTTCGCCATCCCGATCCTGCTTGGCGATATGATTTTCAAGGATGAAGAAAGCCCGCTGGACCCGACCAAGTGGTTTGTGACTGACGAAGCGGATGGCGTTGATTTGTTCTCCTTCCAAGAAGCGGAGCCGCAGCCTCCGGAGGAGGGCTGATGGCCACCCTCGATAGGATCGCGGCGCGGCTCCGGGCAGAAATCGAGCGCGCAAACCATCGCGCCGCTCGCTCAATGCGCCCCGGCGTGGTCGCGTCCTATGACCCGGACAAGCATATGGCCCGCGTTCGCCTTAACGGTGGCCAAGGAGTGGCTTTCCTGTCTCCGCTGTGCCAGATATTGGAAGCGGCCGGCGCTGGTACCAGCCGCACAACGCTGGTGGAAGGGCAGACAGTTTGGCTGCTGTGCCCCAATGGGGATTTGCGTGGGGCGCAGATCATGCCCGGCGATTTCTCTGATGAGTTCAAATCCTCCTCCAACGCGCCGCATGAAACGCGCTTCGAGCGCGGAAATGTCCGGGTGGCGATCCGGCCTGACGAAGCGGAAATGAGCTTTGGAGAAACGACTGTCCGCATTAAGGATGGCCATGTGAGGGTTCACACCACTGGAACTGCGGATTTCGATTGATGCCCAAAGTTGCCCGGCTTGGCGATACATCCACCCACGGCGGCAGCGTCGTGAGCAGCGCTGCCAAATATCATTTCGAGGGCATTCTGGCAGCGCGCAAGGGTGATTTATTCGCCTGCCCAATTCATGGCCTTCAATCGATTGCGGCAGGATCGCCCAAATACAATTGCGAGGGCCAGCCTATCGCTCGCCATGGCGATCCGATAACCTGCGGAGCGTCATTGATTGCCAGCGCGGTCAAGCATTCATTCGAATAAAGGAGATCACCATGAGGTATAAGGTCACCGAGACTGCCCCGAAGGAAATCATGGGCCGCAAGCCCGACAAGGATGGCGAAATCAGCCTGACGAAAAAGCAGGCTGAATATTACCTGCGCAATGGGCACATCACCGAGGCCGAAGACGACGCCAAGCCCACTCCGGCCGCCAAGGCTTCGCCGGCTCCGGCGCTGCCGAAGGCCAAGCCCAGCGCGGAAACCAACGGGCTGTAAATGGCCACCGGAATTGACGCACAAACGGGCCAGCTGATTTCCGGCTGGCCCTACACAGTCCAGTGCCTGAATAAAGTCGCCACCACGATGATCGGTGAGCGGGTGATGCGGGAATATGTGGGCTCGCTCAATCCCGGCCTGCTGGTGAAGGAAAACCTCACCGAAGGGCCGCTGGATCGTTTCTGCTATGCCCTCATCCTGCAATGGGCGCTTTGGGTGCCAATGTTCGATGTGAAGTCTTGGCGCTATGAGAGCCAAGGGGATGAGCGCGAAGGCGGCTTTGGCATCGTCTTCATTGGCGATCACCGGCCCGACGCCCATTTGGGCAATTATGCGCTGGAAAGCTCGCGCCTCGCTCGCGCCCAGATCGCGGCCAACGCAATTTCGATCATCGGCGTTTGACCTTGCCATACATCGCCCGTTAAGGGATAAAACTTCCTAAGCGATCCAAGAGGCTCCCATGGCATTGCCCGCCGAACTTGCAAACCTGCCGCCACCCAGCCTCGTGGATTTGATTTCCTATGAAGCGCGCTATTCCGAACTCCGGACCAAGTTGGCCCAGCTGTTCACACAAGCCGGCTTGCCATACAATGCCGATCCACTCGAAGTAGACCCGGCGCAAATCCTCCTCCAAGACGCTGCCTACATCGACATGGGATTGCGGCAGCGGATCAATGAGGCGATCCGCTCGTGGTTTCTTGCCTATGCGACTGGCGACGATCTGGACGCGCTTGCCTTCTGGTATGACGTTACTCGCCTGATTGGCGAGACGGATGACGAATTGAAGCGCCGCATTATTCTGGCGATCCAAGGGCGCTCCACCGGAGGCACCGAGCCGCGATATCGCGCTGTGGCAATCGGTGCTGATCTTGCCGTTGCTGATGCGGCGGTTTACACCATCGGCCGCGATCCGACGATCCACGTGGCAATCTTCTCGAAGGAGAATGGCGGAGTGGCTTCGCCAGCATTGGTCGCCAAGGTGGATGCTGCGCTCCAAGACCCAGATGTGAGGATGGTCAATGACACCATCGTCGTGGAAAGCGCCGCTCAACAGACAATCAATATCGAGGCGCGTTATTGGCTGCTGCCGCAGGCTCCGGAGAATACCGACGATCTCATGGAAGCGAGCTTGCGCGCTGCATGGGCAGCGGACATGCTGTTGGGCCGCGATATGACAATTTCATGGCTGACCTCGAAGCTCCAAGTGGATGGAGTGCAAAAGGTCATCATCGACGCTCCGGCTTCTGACCAGTCGATTGAGTTTAATCGCGCTGCCGCGCTGGGCTCGATCACCCTGACAAAAGTGGCTAGGGCATACTGATGACCAGCGCGCTCCTTCCCCGCAATTCGACCAAGTGGGAAAAGGCGCTGGCGGATGCGATGTCGCCAGCTTCTGTTTCGATCAGCGGCATCAACGCCATGCGCCGCTTCAAGATCATGTCGCCGCGCCCCAACATGCTGCCCTTTCTCGTTTGGGAATACGGGCTGGGCGAGCTTACGCCATATGTGCCCAATCTCTATACGCTCATTGATGAGGGCGTTCGCTGGCAGCGCTTGCGCGGGACTGTCTCCGCCATTGCGGTGGGCCTCGCTTGGATCGGATATACTGCCGATCTGGAGGAGGCATGGAGCGGCCGGAGGTTCTGGAACTCCTTTCAACTCCGCTTCCCGGAACTGCCGGCAAATGACGATCCCGACCTTGAGCGCATTGAGGGCATCACCAAGTTATCAGTGCCACTGCGCTCTAAGCTCCGCCGTGGCGTCCACCAGTACGATATTACTCCATTGGAGGGCGATGAAAGCCAATATGACGAAGCCTTCTATGACTTCGAAAGTGGAATTTCAGTCACCCAAGGCGGAACGATCTGGTCATTCGGCCGCACTCATGAAATCGACCACCAGCTGACGAAGATTGAAGGTGTGGCGGCAGGCTATTGGCTTGAGCCTGATTGGTACAACCCGCCTACTGGATCGCCGCTCTGGACGACGCTGAATGATGTGCTTTGGGCAGATGCGGATTTCCTCTGGACCACCAACCAACTTGAACTCCGGGAACGGGTCATGGCGGGTTGGTTTGCTGGCAAGCCGCTCTATCTCCGGCTTGAAGATGAGAATGGCTTTACCATCGGCTTTCGCCGGGCAAGGGCCTCCCATCGAGTGAGCAAGGCCATTGATGGGGAATATGAGTTTGCAGGCGAGCGCTATGGCTTAAACCCCGATGGGCGCCTGCTGTATGTCGAAGCCATGACCGACTTTGAAGACGCGGATGGCGTTGAAGCTAAATTCGCATCACTCATTGTCGATGGAGGCCTGACGACAGGCATTGCGCCGGGCCAGCTTTGGCTTCCCCGGTTGGGGCTGGAGGATGGCGTTCCGCTCGCGCGCACCGCGATCAGCGCTCCGCTCCGGAAGACTGTTCGGGAAAGGTTCAAGTTCCTTCTGCGCTTCGATCTGGAGCCGCCACAGCCCGACGCATTGCAGGCGCTTGGGTCAGAATACAATGGACTGTCCATCAGCTTTACCGACAACAGTTATGCATCGCGCACGGCTTCCTTGGCGGAAATCGCTTTGCTCCAAGGCAGTGATTATGCGATTTCCTTCCTAGACAACAGTTATGCTGAGAAACCGGATTGAGGCAATAAATGGAATTTATCATTGGGACTGCCGCCTCTGTTCTTTCGGACATTCACGACCAACCGATCATGATCCCGGACGGGATGGGAGGTTGGACTAGCAAAGCCGCGAATGAGCCATGTATTGGCCCAGAGGGCCTGCAAACAATACCAACTCGCACGAATGCCGTTCGCAATTCGAGCGCTGCTGGCGGCGCGGCCGGAGTGCTGCCAACCTATTGGACTGAGTTTGTTGGTGGCCTTGGTACGATGACATCCATCAAGCATGGGGTTCATTCCGCGAAAGGCTTGCCTGTATTCCGCTATCAGGTTGTCGGCACTCCGGCATCCTCCAATGGCACGATCCTCCGGCCGGATGGCTCTAATCAGAATACTCTGGCCGCGACTGTGGGCCGGATCGTTGTGCTCACAATCTTCTTGCGGCGGGTGGCTGGTGATCTTTCCCAATTCACCACTATTCGGCCGCGCATTCTGGAGAGAAATTCCGGAGGAGTTCTTCACACCCATTATTCAGGAAATCTGCGCGAGCAAATTACTGATGACTTGAAGCGATTTACTATGATCGTTACAGTCACAAATGCCGCGACGACGCATGTCACGCTGGATTTTGAGATGGCGTATGCGGCTGCTGTCAATGCAACGCTGGATTTTGGCGTTCCTCAGCTGGAGCTTGGGACATTTGCTTCGCCGCCAATCCTAACATCCGCTGGCGCCATTCCTCAAACTGGCAACCTTCAAGTTGTCAATTTGGCAGGCAAGTTGTCAAATGGTTTTGCTGGATTTGTTAGGTTTAACTTGAAGGCGCTGCCCGCTGCGGGAACCACGCCATGGCTGGTACTTATGTTCAGCGACGGCACGAATAATGAGCGCGTTCGCATTCAACTCAACCCTCAAGTGGATGGGAGTTGCCGCTTCGGCCTCTATTCGATGACTGGTGGGGTTGAAACCGCCAGCGTTGCAACTTTGGCCGCGATGCCGGTGGCGGTGGGGAAACACACCCTTGCCTTTGCCGCCGCACCGGGAAATCTTTTCCTTCGATGGCTTGGCGATACTCAAAGAAATGCGCCGGGCGGCGCATATCCAACTACCATGAGTCAATTATCCATCGGAAGTCGCGGATTTATCGCTGACCAAGCCAACGCCTTCATGAATACCGAAAAGCTTGATTTGGCCTTCGGAACGCCAGAGCGCCCTGTCAACCAAGCGCTCTTTGATCAAGTCTATGCGCGGGCTGCGGCATAAGTTAGTTTAGCGCGAACGATTTAAGCGGAACTCTCAAATATGGCCAATGAACACGAAAGCGGTTTGCCCTACGCCTTCGACACCGCGACCGGGAAGCAGTCTTGGCAACAGGTCATCCCGTATGGACGCAAGCCTTTCGTCCAAGGCCGCGATATCATCGACCTCCAGACGATCATCCGCGAGCGCCAAAACCGCATTGCCAACCTCGTGGCCAGCGATGGTGACCGGGTGGAGCAGGCCATTGCTGTGGTCAACGTGCTGGACCAGACGGTTACGCTGACCGCAGGCAAAATCTATGTGGCCGGGGATGTGTTCCCGGTTGGTGAGGCGACCATCAATGACGTGCCCATGGAAGGGTATGTTGAGCTAGGCGTCTGGCTGACCAAATACTGGCTGACCAGCGAGGATGAGCCTATCCTGCTGGGGTTGGTTCCCGGATCGGCCGCAGAAGGGGAGCAAGGCGCGGCGCGCGAGGTTGTTACCATCGCTTGGGGCCTCTCGACCGACGACGAAGATGGCCGGTTTTACAAGGTCTATGTGCTTCAGGATGGCACCATCCTCGATCAGAAGCCGCCTCCGGTATTGGAAGGCATCATGCAGGGCTTGCGCCTGTATGACAAGCCATTCGGCCACTATATCGTCTCCGGCAATACCGTCTCCACGCTGGGCGTCGAGGCCGGCAAGCGCATTTTCTCAATCGAGGAAGGTGAGGCCAATATCTCCGGAAACAAGATCATCCGGAACGCCTCTCTCCGCTTCGCTGAGACGGAAAGCTGGGAAGTCGCCGCTGTGCCCGGCGAAACCCATGAGTATGTCGGCGGCGCCAGCCAGACGATCACGCTGGATCAATTCCCCATTGCGGAAATCTCCTCCATTCTGCTGACCAAGGAGAAGACTGTCACCCTCACGCGCGGCGCGCTCGCCAATGGCGCGGATGGATTGCCTGACAATTCCGTGATCGAAATCATCAGCGTGGTACAGGGCGGCACGACATATGATCAGGGTGCGGGCAATTCCTATGTGCGATCTGGCAACACCGTAGATTGGGCTGGACCCGGCCCGGAGCCAGCGATTGGCTCCAGCTACAATGTCACATACCGCTATCGCGCCAGCGTGGAGCCAGTCGAGTTCGATCAGACGACCATGACGGTGGAAGGCGGAGCGGCAGGTGGCGATATCATCGTGGCCTACACCTACAAGCTGCCGCGCATCGATATCCTTGGCTTGCTGCCCAGCGGCGCGCCAGTCTATGTGCGCGGCATCGCGGCGCGGGAAAATCCCGTTATGCCCCAGCCGCCCAGCAATGTGCTGCCGCTGTGCGAAATCCACAACAACTGGATGGGCACTCCGCAGATTATCGCGGATGGCGTCAGGACTGGCGTTCGCATGTTCAATTGGGCGGAGATTTCCCGGCGCTTCAATGTGCTGGAGCGCCATTCGCGCCTGATCCAGAGCGAGCGCCTGTTGAGCCGTGTTGATCGGCGCGATCCGCTCGCGAAGAAGAACATGTTTGTCGATGCCTTCATGGATGATGAGTTCCGTGACCCTGGCCTTGCGCAGACTGCCGCGCTGGGCAATGGCATTATGCAACTGCCCATCGAAGTCACATTCTATGACGGCCTCCTGACTGAGCCGGTCATGCTCGATTATGTCGAGGATGTGATCACCAAGCAGGAGCTTGCCACTGGGTGCGAGAAGATCAACCCATATCAGAATTTCCTGCCCATGCCCGGCGCGCTGACGCTGACGCCTGCGGCAGACTTCTGGACCGAACGCCAGACCCAGTGGGCTTCCCCGGTAACGGTCGAGTTCCAGCAAGGCATCCAGTGGGGCTGGGGCGGGCCGCTAGTCACCGAAAGCAGCACTTCCCAGCAGTTGGGCACCCAGACCAGCCAACTGGCCTTCCTGCGCCAGCGCAGTGTGGCTTTCAAGATCGGCGGTTTCTTCCCCGGCGAAACCCTCGTGTCATTGACTTTCGACGGTATCAGCGTCATGCCCGGAGGCTTGCCAGCGGCAAATGCCCAAGGCGAAATCGTCGGCGCGTTCACCATCCCGGCGAATGTGCCGGCCGGCACCAAGATTGTGCGGGCGAAGGGCGCTGTCACAGAAGCGGAAGCGCTGTTCACTGGGCAGGGAACGCTGGCCATCGACATCATGCGCCGCGTGACGACGATCAACCGTTGGATGGCTCCGCCTGCGACCGAAAGCGGAAGCTCTGGCGATACGTGGCAAGGCTCTGGCGCTTCCGATCCGCAGGCCCAGATTTTCGTGCCCACCACTCCGCGCCAACTGCTTGGCGTCGATTTCAAGCTGTGCCACATTGGCGACGAAAACAACGCCATTCTGGTTCATCAGGTGGCGGTGGAGAATGGTATTCCGACCACCAGCTTGGAGGCGGAGGCCTTTGTGTCGATGATCGGCGCCACCGAGGGCTGGAAGTCGGCGCGATACAACATGCCAACACTGACTTCGAGCGACCAAGATCACGCCTTTGTGATCAAGACCGACGACGCTGACCATTCGATTGCGATTGCCACTCTGGGCGATTTCGATGCCACAGCGCAGAAGGCAGTCACCCAGCACCCCTACCCGATTGGCCCTCGCCTGTCTTCGGTCAATGCCCGCACTTGGACGCCCCATCAGGACAGCGCGGTGACGTTCCGGCTGATCGCGGCGCGCTATCCGGTCACGACAAAGACAATTGACATTGGCGACTTCGATTTGGTCGATTGTTCGGATATGCAAATCCGGGCCATCACAGAACTGCCCAACTCCGCCTGTCAAGTCGTCTTCAATGTCGAGCGCAGCAATGGCATGGTGTATCGGCTCCTTCCCTATCAGGTGCTGAGCCTGAATGAATGGATCACCGAGACTGTCCATGTGACGGCAACCCTCACCGGAACTGAGTTCCTTTCTCCTATCCTTTTTGCCCCGGTGGAGTTCATCGCCGGCAAGATCGGGACGGAAGGCACCTATATCACGCGGGCCATGTCTATTGCTGGTGCTGATCAGATTTCGGCCTATCTCAAGCTTGCCCTGCCGGCCGGTTCTACCGTAACAATGCGGTACAAGATCGATGCGGACGCTTGGACAGCCTTGCCATTGGCGGCCACAGAGCCTTCGACCGATCCGCTTTGGGTTGAGCAAAACCACCGGAAGACTGGAATTGCTGGTGCGGACATGCGAATTGAAATCAAGCTCACTGGCGGCGCTGCCGCAAGGCCTCGCGCCAGCGACTTCGGATTGGCGGTGATGTAATGGCAAACACCGCCAATCGCGGATATCCGCTCCCGGACGTTGCCGATACCATCGCTGAGGAATTTTACAAGTTCCTCAATTCGACCTTGCCATTGATCGACGGCGATGTCCATGCGCTGATCCAATTGTTGGCCGCGAAGGCGCCAGTGGTCCACGCCCACGACATTGCGCAGGTCAATGGGCTGGCCGATGCGCTGGCCGCGAAGATGGCCAGTAATCGCACCTTCACGCTGGAGGAATTGACGGACGTAAGCGGTACGGTTGCCGCGCCCGACAACTATGTCCTGATCAAGCAGGCCGGAGCTTGGCTGGCGGTCAGCTTCGCCGCTGCGGTCAGCGCAGGTGGCGGTGTGGCGGTTACGCAAGTCAATGGCCTCTCCGATGCGCTCAACAGCATCAATACCACCCTCAATGCGCCGAAGCCGCTGGGCAGTCTGTCCGATGTCGATTTCACAGTGAAAGCGCCGGCCATTGGCGATAGCATTGTGTGGAATGGCTCCAAGTGGCTGGCCAATCCCGGTGGCGCTGGCGAGCCAGTTGGCCGCATTACGCTGCTGCTGGGCAACACGCCCGATCCGGGCTGGCTGGCCTTCGGTGAAGGCGGAACCTATGACACCGCTGCATTTCCCGACCTGACAGCTTGGATGGGCGTCAACTTTCCAGAGCTTGCGCCGGGCAACTTCCCCGACTGGCGCGGCTATTCCCCGCGCACGACTGGCGGCGCTTTGGCTCCATCCCTGCGGACCAAGCAGGAAGATGCTTTTCAGGGCTTTGTACTTGGCATTGCTGGCGTTAGCCGTTCCCTTACGGGCTATGATGGCTACGCGAACAATGATGCCACATCGGTCAAGCCGTCTGGTGTGTATGGGGCGAGCGCGGTCACCGCTGACACCATCGTTCCGATATCCAATGGCGTTCATGGCACCCCACGCACCGCCTCCGAAACCCGCGCCAAGACCTTCGGCGTTCGCTGGCAGATTAAGGCCTCTGGAGCGGTCACCAATCCCGGCGCGGCCGATATGGCCGTTATCTCGACCATTGCCGGCGCTGCTGTTCGGCGTGATATCGACCAAGGCGCTCAAGCCTTCTCCGCGCCGCAGAAGGTTAACATTCTGAAGAATACACTTCAGGCGTGGGAAAGGATCGGGGGAAAGATCAATCTGGCTGGCCAAACTACCATTGATTGGACTGGTCTAGAGGATTTCGCCACCCTTCGTCTTTTGATCGGCGGCGCACCAAGCGCCACTTCTGCCCCTCAATTGAGGCTTAGGCGGCTAGGGCAACCGGCATTTGACTCAGGCGCGGCTGAATATCAATATGGCTACAGCTACCATATGCAGACCGGGAGCTTTACCGCATCCTATGGCAGCGCGGATCGCCTTTACATCGCGTTGTCTTCGTGGAGCCCATCGTATGGCGGCAGCGCTGAAGTGCTTCTTCAGCAATTCAACCTGCCTAGGTTGACCTATGTCCAATCGCGGGTGATCGAAATCGGCGGGGCCACCCCATTCTCTTGGGCAGACTATAAGCAATATCACAACTCCCTCGCGATCTGCGACGGCGTTCGGCTGAGCCTCAGCGCTGGAGCTTGGGCAGAAGGCTATGCAATTTTGGAAGGGAGCCGCTGATGGACATCACTGTTAATGGCGTTTCGCGGCCGATGACGGCGGAAGAAATTGCGGAGTGGGAAGCGGATCAGGCCAACTATATTCCCCCTCCGGCTATTATTCCAACCCTTTCCCTCCAGCAAGTCGCCTCCGCCAAGCTGGTGGTGCAAGATTGGGAAGTCGCTGGCCTCGAATTTTGCCACGGCATTGCCGGCGCGTTCCTGCTGGACACCGATCTGGCCATGGTCATTTTCGATCAGGAGTTTCCTGATTGTGAGTATATCGTCATGCCGCCCGAAGGCGTGACCAAATATCCGGGCCATGTTGAGGTCACGCGCCCCGGCCTCACTGCAATATCATTCATCATCATGAGGGTGCAATAAGGAATGGAACCAATGCGCGTCATCTGCATGAAGACTGTCAATATCGCCGGAGTGCCCACGGAAGTTTTGGCGAATGTCACTACGCCATCGACTGGCAATCAGGGTTCTTACATCGCCACAATCGTCGGTGTCGGCAATCCGTTCTGGGCCTGGCCTTCCATCCCCTCCGGCCGCGTCATCGCCGCCGACTTCACTGACGCTCCGATTGCGTCGGCAGATGCGGCGGAAAATATGGCCGCTGTCTCCGCGATCACCGTCAATCCGCAGGATGTGCTGACGTATCAGCAGTAATCCGGCGCTGGCCCAACCCATTGCGCCGCTCGATAAGATCAAGTAAATCTTAATTTGAAATCGGCCTTTGGGTTAGGCCAGTCAGCAGAAAGGGACGTTGGCGATGGCCGCTCCGAAAATCGGTTTCATGTTCGACACTCAGGAACTCGAAAGCCTTGTGCCTTCGAAGGCTGAAATGTCGGTTATTGGCGCGGTGGTGACCGCCCCGGCCAAGCAGGCAGGCATCGAATACAACACGCTGTATTCGATCAACTCCAGCGATGCGGAGTTTTACACCTCGCTGGGCGCCACCGGCACCGCTCAGGCGACGATCCGCGCCGCTGCCAAGCAGTTGGGCCAAATGCAGCGCTCCACGCGCATGGTCATCAATGTGGTGGAGGAAGGCACTGGCGCCGATGCCGCCGCCAAGGCGCTCGCAACCATCGCCAATATCAAGGGCGATCCGGTGTTGAAGACCGGCGTTCACGCTTTCAAGGGCGCTGCCCAGAAGGTCAACATCATCCCGCGCATTCTGATTGCGCCCGGCTATACCCACCAGCGCGTGGCAGACGCGGCCAATGCGGCTTGCACTGAGCTTGCCCTTGTGGCTGAGACGCTGCTGGCGGTCTGCCCAGTCGCTGGCCCATCGACCACCAAGCAGGCGGCGCTGGACTGGCGCGAGACGCTGGCAAGCAAGCGCCTCATCCCAACTGATGGCGATTTCCTCGTCATGGACACCGATGGCGACACCATCACCGAGCCCAATGACGCCTATATCGCTGGCCTCATCAACCGCGTCGATGAGCTTCATGGCGGCATGCCGTTCCATTCGGCCGGCAACCGGGAAGTCTTCGGCGTTCTGGGGCCATCCCGTATCACCGACTTTTCCCTGACCGATGCCGACACCTTCGGCGGGGAACTGCTGGAGAATGATATTGGCATCATCCTTCGCGGTGAAGGCGGCGACGATTTTGCGCTGGCTGAAGGCGGCACCCAGTATCTGGGCGTCAGCACCGCGTCCAATGAAAGCCTCTGGAAGTATTACAATCAGGTGCGAGGACGCGACTTCATCCACCTGACCATGCTGCGGACGCTGCGTGAGCTTCTGGCCCGCTACAGCCTTTCGAGCCGGTTGGTCCAGACCTATGTCAACACCATCCGGCAAATCCTCGCCGGCCTCGCCGCAGATGAACTCATCTATCGCGATTATCAGGTCCAGTTCACGAAGGCGGAAAACTCCTCCGATGAACTGCGCGATGGTCAGATCACCGTGCGGATGGCGGTGGAGGAGCCGGCGCCATTCCTTCGCGGCGTGATCAAGTCCACCCGGTACGAGTTCGCGGTGAACAACTTCATCAGCCAGCTGGAAGCCCAGATCAACACCATTGCCATCTAATCGGCGGCACTAGGAAGAAGGAAACAGAGACATGGCCGCAGATTTCAAGGTCATCACCGGCGCTAACCTCTTTTGCGACGAAGACCCGGATGAGAGCAATCATCTGTCGCTCGATGAGGTTGGCCTTTCCGACATCACCCGCGTGATGGAAGAACACCGGCCCGGTGGCGGCTTCATGGCGCTCGAAGTCGATATGAACATGATGGAAGCGCTGACCATCCCCTTCACCCTCCGTGGTGTCGCGGAAGGGATGATGGCCCGCGTCGGCTATGGCGATGATGTCATCCACGCCTATACCATCTTCAAGGAAGTGCGCGATGTTCGCACCAATGGCAAGGAGCGCCTAACCTGTGTCGCTCGCGGCCAGCTGGCGAGCGTTGCCCACGACGCCTACAACAAGCGCGGGATGGCTGGCGCCAATTTCGAAATCCGTGGCATCCAGTCCTATTTTCTCCAGATCGGTGATCGGGTCATCTATGACTTCGACTTCTTCGCCAATCGCCGGATCGTGCTGGGCGAGAACCAGCAGGCCGCATCCAACGCCATCCTTGGGATCGTCTAGTCATGGCACTCGAAACCGTTCAGGACATTGAACGGGCTTTTGGAGTTCCGGCGAAGGAAGCGGCTCCGGCCGCTTCTTCCATTTCCAGCCCCTCCGCTGCCCAATCAACCTCCACCGAAGGCTTCCGCTTCATCAGCGAACGCCCGACCAAGACAATTCCGCTCCAATACCCATTTGCTCTGGGTGCCAATGAATACCGGGAATACACCTTGCGCCGGCTAACTGCTGAGCAGGTGGCTGAGGTTGGCCAAGAGCTTCGCCGCACTGGTGAAATGGCTTCGCTCTATAGCGCCATTTGCGGATTGCCCTTCCTCGCTTGCAAGAATATGGACGCTGATGACGCGGAGGTTCTGGCGAAAGAGGCTCTGGGTTTTATGCCTGCCAGTCTAAAAGCGTTCGTGGGGCAAACCAACAACCTTTAGGGCTGGCCGATATCGTCGGCATTTACAGTCAGGCGCTCAGGGCCTTTTTCGAGACGGCCGATCAGCGTAATATCGCGGTGGCCAAGCTCCGAGGCGAAGCGCCCTCGCTCATCGAGACTTGGCCCCCAGCTAAGGTCCACCGCATCTGGTTGGCCTATCTCGAAAGCGTGAGCGACAATGGCTGA